AACCAGGTACAGGGTGATGAGTTTTAGCCATTCCCATTTCATTCCCGAATCATTCCCATTTTAATAGGTAATATGGGAATGGATTATCGCGATTTTTTGCTACGTCCGTTGCGATTTTCTCGATCCATTCCCACATTCCCAAATTAAAACCAGATCAATAGCGATCACACTGTGATCATCTTGTTTTCAGTTGTTTGAATAATATCCCATTGTACACCATGATGTAGTCCACAAATGGGAATGTGGGAATGGATAGGTGAAAACGCAATTGGCGATAGTAAAACACGCGATAATCCATTCCCAAATGGCTGCATGAAATGGGAATGATTTGGGAATGATTTGGGAATGGATGGGAAAATTAGAGGGAGTGGAGTCGGGCAAACCCAAAACAAGGAATGAAAAGCAGAATTTAACTGATCATACGACGTGGTAAAAACACATATTTTAATTAGAAGGATAATAGATTTTGCAGAAAATACCACGTGTACCGATCAAGACATATTTTGATTTATAAAAAATTTATGAAATTTATAGAAAACGAGCGTCGATAATCTAAGCCTTCGCGAGTTAAAAATTAATCCATTCCCAAATCATTCCCATTTTGTTTTAAAAGTAGCGTGAATCTTTTGGAAAACATATAAAATATCTAATATCTAATATAAAAAGTAAAATAAGAAATGAAAGTAAAACGAGAAACGAAATATGAAAGACATAAAAATAGATTTTAAAAGCTGGTTCTATAGAAACTGTAGAATTCAAAGAAGAAAGAAAGCTAAGATTTGTCAAGTCTGCCCATTTAGAAAACACATTGAAGAGCAAGAAATAATCTACTTTCTTAAGAATGGATGATTTATCCACATATATGTGGACTTATTTCAAAATTTGTCTATATGTATGTAGACAAATCGCTTATGTTAATTTAAAACGAGAGGACATAAAATGAGTAAGTGTAGTGATTGTTTTAACAATTCTGGTTTAAATCAAGCAGAATTTAAAAGATACTTCCAGTTTTGGAAGGACACAGTAGAAAAAGCTTTAAATAACGAATTAGATGGTGCGGTTGATTGCCATCCTCGTGCTATGGAATGGATAGAGGGAGAATTATTAAATTCTGATGGAAAAGATGCATTCGAAGCAGAGCTTGCAGAATTAAATGATGAAGAAATTGACTTGGAAGACGAAGATGATTACTATTATCCAGAAGATTTTTCTGGCGATACAGATTGTGATGAGTGTTCAGATGAATATGTTGACGATGAAATTTATGATGGTGAAATTTCTGATGATGATGATTGGAACTATTGAAAACTTTAATTTAAGTTGTGAAAACCTGCTGTTATTTAGAAATCGCTGTTATTAGCCCAATATAGCTGGTAGCCAGATTTATTGTCCAAGAAGAGTTCTTTACAGGCGAAATTTCTGTTGTTGTAAGTCTCTATAAACACTACACTTACGATGCATAAAATAAATTTTCACAAAATGAAAAGATTTATCTCGTTTTTTCCGAAAATTTGGACGTGTGTATAATAGCAAGGCGTGCATTATGGGTAAAAGAAATTGGAAATTATCGTCTGCAGAAAAACAATTTGTTGAAGATAATATAAAACTAATTCCAGCTATATTGAAATGTTTAAATAGCTTTATCAGTATTGGCAATGTTATCGACGATGATATTAGGGCTATAGCGAATTTTGCTTTAGTCTTAGCAGTACATTCATGGTTTAAGAGAGATCGTTCTGGGCCAGAGCATTCTTTTAAGGCACATTTGCGGAGAGTTGTAAAAGATGAATTATTTCATGCAAAACACAGAAGTGTTATTATCAATACACCTGAAAGTTTAATCAATAAAATCTTAAAACCACGAGATACGCATTATAAAGAACGTGGTCGAAAGATGTCTGATAATGAATTAGCTAAACTATTAGGAATTTCTACGTATGTCGTTAATTTTTTTGACCGTGCATTAGATCCAAGGGAGTATCTAAGTTTAAATGAATATATTGATGAAGTTGAAGAAATCAGATCAGCAACAATGGAAGATAATACATTTATAAATTCATTAGATAAAATTGAGCTGAAAGAGCAATTGAAGATAAAATTAGCAAAAACAAAAAATATGCGTGAAATATTAGTATTGAACGAACAACTCGCAAGGCTCGAATTTGAAACAACAAATGATGATTAAGAGAAACTATGGCAAACAAAGGAAAAGAAAAGTCATATTACGGATGGACAGATATTGCTAATTTAGAAGAAGCAGTAGAGTTCTACGCTGAGAAGTGGGCATTTGGATACAGTTTAACAGAAATAAATAAGATGCTCGATGTTTACTTTCCGAGAATAGATTATATAACTTGTGGAAAAATAAGAGTAAAAGCACTTAAGAAGTTATATAAACTTGCTCAACAGATCGAGAAAGGGAATTATATTGCAGAGAGCATAATGCGTCTTCGTCGATTAATGGCGAATCCTAATGAAAAAACAAAAAACATCTTATCAGCAGATGCACAGCTAACACACCTTTTAGGCTTAGCTAATGTGGCTGAAACTGAAAGTCTCGAAGAGCGTGCTACATTAATTCGTGAGTTTTTAATTAATGCACGCGAAAAGACAGATGGAACATGTTTTGCAAAGAATGAACAAAAGGTAGAAGAATCTAAAGAAATACCAAAAGATACTGAGAATGTTGAAAATTCAGATAAAAATGAAAATTCAGCAGAAGAAGAAAAACAAGTAGAAAATGATTTAAAATTAGCTCGTGCTAAGCGATTAAAAATAGAAATAGAAGAAGCAGAAAAATCTATACAAAGTGACAGGGATCGATTAGACGATGAATGTGACTACGGCGAATAATATAAATAAATGAGCGAGGATATAAGATGGCAGAAGTATCAATGGCGGGCAAAGGACAATTAACACAAAACACCGCTTATAAAATATCAAACCTAAAAAACAAAAAGAAGTCATTAATTAAACGCTTATGGTATATTTTAAATTTACCAATACGAGTTCGTTTGAGATCTTAATTAATGTTAGTAACTGAAGCAATCACACCTCGATGGACTCCATTAAAAGACCATGCTGAACAGCAACGATATGTTAAATCACAAACAAGATTTAATATTGCTCATGCTGGAAGACGTGGTGGTAAGACAGAAATTGCAAAGCGAAGATTAATTATAAGAGCTTTTGAGTTTCAACTACCACAAGGCCGATTTGTATTTGGTGCTCCTACACATCGCCAAGCTGTCGATATTTTCTGGGATGATACTATTGCAATGGTTCCGAGATGGGCATTGTATGATGGCCTTCGCTCTATATCAATTTCATTTCGAAAAGTAAAACTGTTTAATGGCTCTACTATTGAAGTTCTTGGGCTTGATAAACCAGAAAGAATAGAAGGCCCACCATTAGATGGATTTGTTGGTGACGAGTTTGGAAACTTTAAGCCAACAGTATGGGGACAAAACATAAGACCAGCATTATCAACATTAGGTCGTCCTGGATGGGCTGATTTAATTGGAGTTCCAGAAGGTAGAAATCATTACTTCCAACTTGCGGAAGATGTAAAAGATAAAGAAGACTGGGACATTTTCTCATGGCATACTAATGAAATAAATCCAGAAGAAGCAGAAAAAGCTCGTGCAGACTCTGATACATTAACTTATAACCAAGAGTATGGCGGTGAGTTTGTTTCATTTAAAGGCCGAACATATTATGCGTTCAATAATGAATTAAATTGTCCTCCAAAAGACGAAAGGGTGTTATACAATCCAAGTTATCCATTAGACTTTTGTTTTGACTTTAATAGAGTTCCAGGAAACTGTGTAATATCACAAGAACTTCCAGCACCTAAATGGTTAATAAAGCGTAATCAAGGAGAGAATCGTGGATTAGTAAGTTGTGCTATCGACGAAATATTTTTACAGCAAGATAGCAATACAGAAAAGCTTTGCGATTTATTAATAGAGCGATGGTCTAAAATACATAGAGGTTATGTCCGTCTTTATGGGGATGCTACTGGTGGAGCTAAGCAAAGCTCAGCAGTAAGAGGAAGCGATTGGGACATCATAGATGCTAAGTTTAATAGTATATGGAATTGCGAAAAGAAATACAAGAAATCAAATCCGCTGGTTCGTGTAAGAATTAATTCAGTTAATAGTAGGCTCATAGCGGCTGATGGTTACATCGGAACGATTATCGATAAAAAATGTAAGTTTCTTATACGAGATTTTGAAGGCGTTACTTGCGACGATGATGGCTCTATTCAAAAGTCAGATATTAAAAGTTTATTAACCCATATATCAGATGGATGGGGATATAAAATGTTTCGCGAATATCCATTTGGTGGTGGTGCAACGTTTTCAAGTCATGATGTTTAACATGAAAGTTAAAAACTACGACAATCCGATAGTAGCATATCAGTGTTGTGGCTGTGAGATACATCAGCCAACAAAGCGTATGTGTATAGCATGTAAAGCACGGGCAAAGCTAAAAGAGGAAAATAATGAGCAGAAGTAGAAGATTCCCAATGCATGTTATGACTAATAGCATTGATAAAAGTAAAGCCCATCGTAGAGTTCGTAAATTCGTAAAACAAAAATTAAACACGATGGACTTAGAAGAAATACCTATTATCGATATTGAAGCAGATACACGCAGCATTGGTGCTGAAGAATATGGAACAAAATTTGGTTACGACTTCTTAGCACAACTCAGCGAAGAAGAAAGGGAAGAGTACAAAGAAGATAAAGAGAAGTGCTCAAGAAAATAAGATAATGCTATGAAATCTTTAATCTATTCAACAATTACCAAAAAGCCAATTGGAATTAGCAATGGCAGTTATTGGATAATCGAAACACCAAGCACAATAGTCGATGAACTTGTTATTAAGTATCATTATTCACATAAAGCAACTAAGAATAGATTCTTAAGTTTCTTAGTAAATAATGGAAAAGGATTCTTACAATTAGGCTATGGGATTAAACCAAAAGAAAAGCATACCATTTCGAGTCTAATAATGAAAGGAAACTTTTGTGAATTCGATAGAATGTGGTTAAGCGACGAGCTACCAAAATTCTCAGAGACACAAGTAATAAGTTTATTGAGGTCATATCTTAGACAAGTTCATAAAAGAATTAAATTTGTTATAACTTATGCAGACGGATCAGTTGGGAACTACGGTACAATTTACAAAGCCTCTAATGCAATTAAAATTGGAAAAGTAAACGTTGACTTTTACATAATGCCCGATGGGGAGCGAATTCATCCAATTACTATTTACCATCAAACGGGTGGTCGAACGTGGAGCATAATTAAAGAACGTTATAAAGGAATCAAACATATTACTAAAGAATTTCAGTATAGATTTCTGTACATTCTCGATAAGAAGATGAAGAAACGATTCTTGCTTCAAAGTAACATCGATAATTTTAATGTTTGTGATGTAGCAGAACAACTAAATAGTAACGATATTTTAATCTGATGGTTTAATTTTGTCACAATACCTCGTGCTTTTGTAAGCTTTCATGTGCAAATATAAACTGAGATGCTATGTACACTGTTAAACAAATAACCAGAAAAGAATGCGAGACGTACATATTAGGAATCCATTATGCACATCGATGGCCGAGCATTACATGGGCATTCGGCTTATTTACAAGTGAAGACAAAGAGTTGTGTGGTGTAGTAACTTACGGAACGCCACCAAGTTCAACACTCAGAAGATTTATAGCAGGGGACGAAAATGAGCGATATGTAATTGAATTAAATCGTCTTTGTTTGAAATATAATAGAAAAAACGAAGCGAGTATTCTCGTCGGACGTAGTATAAAACTTTTACCTAAAAATAAATTAATTGTTAGCTACGCTGATTCAGAGCAGGATCATGTTGGATATGTCTATCAAGCAACTAACTTTTTATACACTGGTTTAAGCACAAAAGGTAGTGTGTGGAAAGTAAGAGGTAAAGAACATTTACATAACATAACATTATTGGATGAGTTTAGAGGCGTTCCAAACAGAACTGATAAACTTCGTGAGAAGTATGGAGACGATTTATTTAGAGAAGATAATTCAAGGAAGCATAGATACATTTATCTTCATGGTGATAGGAAATTTAAGAAACGAATTATGTTAGCATTGACATATAAGATTCGAGACTATCCTAAAGGAATAAATAGCATTAAAGAGTTAGAGAATAAATTTAGCAAATTAGATAATGTTTCCAATTGTGAGTCAGCAGAGACAATATCAAGTGCAGATTTTGACGATATAATTCTGCCACATACGGGAGAGGTTTCAAGGGCGAAACGCCCCACCACCAGTGGGGAAGGGCCGGTTCGATTCCGGCATCCCGATTTTGAAAGTACAATGCAATCTGAGAAGTATTGCGTTAAAAGAATAACGAGACAAGAATGTGAACCGTATTTATTGCATATTCATTATGCAAAACGCATGCCGATGATGAGCTATCCATTCGGTTTATTTTACGAAGATGAATTATGCGGTGTTGTAACATACGGCGAAACGAGTAGTATGCCATTGAGGGTCAATATAGCAGGAGTACTTTTTGAGCCAAACATCATAGAGCTAACAAGGTTATGCTTAAAGTATAACAGAAAGAACGAAGCGAGCTTATTAGTTGGGCGAAGTATAAAGATGCTTCCAAAGAATAAAATAATAGTTAGTTTTGCAGACATGGCTCAAGACCATGTTGGCTGCGTCTATCAAGCCACGAATTTTGTTTATACAGGATTAAGCACAACGCATAAAGCTCTTAAATTACGCGGAAGAGAGAATGCCCATGAACTCACTATTTTAGCAGAGTTTAAAGGGCAGGAGAATATGAGGGAGAAGTTACAAGCTAAATATGGAGATAGAATTTATTTCGAACAATCGTCAAGAAAGCATAGATATATTTATTTCCACGGCGACAGAAAATTTAAGAAAGCAGCACAAGCAGCATTAAAACATAAACTTCGCGATTTTCCAAGAAAAGGAGAATCAGCGCAAGACATTGAAAATAAACATAGAAAAGATGATAACATCGAAAATTTAACAGAAGCGGAAACGCTATCAAGTGAAAGTATTATGATATAGTAAAGGCAGGACTTTAACATGGGACGGACAAGGCGACACGAGCCGAGAGACGAGGAGTTCAAAAAATTGAAAGCATCTAAGAAACAAAGAAATAAAAAGCAGCGGGCAGATAAAGTAAAATTACAAAAGCATATTCGCTTTGCATCTGAGCATCGGGCAAATAGAAATATGACGCAACTTAATGCTGCTATGTATATGAATAAGTCAACAGAAGAAGATTTTGACCCATCTACGTTTCCAGACACAATGGAAGATAGTAAAGAAATATCATCTGGCCATTATACTGGTAAAGTAGTTAAGATAACAGATGATGCGTTAATAACGGAATTAGAGCGGTGGATGTAAACAGCAGCAGACGCCTAAGAAGTAAAAAACTTGGAGACAAGATATATATCGAATGGATTGATGCCTT